ACTTCGCTCACTTCTTGGTTCATACTTCCTCCTTTGTTGGTATCGCTCATTTTAAGAGTCCTTTCTGGTCAGTAAGTCAGGATTTTCGTAGATGTTGCCGATGACTTCGATATATTCAAAGTTTCCACTTGGCAGGGTAATCGGCCCCCATTGGCTTATCATCCTATCTTCTTCTGGAATAGTTCCTTTCATTCGCCAACCCCAATGCCCCCACTCGACAACAAAAACTCCTTTGCAATCTAAATAAGAAAGTATATCCCCCTCATAAATCTCCTTGCCGTTCTTGTCGAGGAGACCAGTAAATTGCTGAAGGATTAAAAATTCCTTCCAATTACTTGCTATCTGTTGTGGGACATCCAAAAAAGAGCCATCAACCCACATCATTCTATTATCCCATTTATCCCACGCCCTAAACTTTATCTCTATCATCATCTTCCCCCTTTCTTGGTGGCTTCGTGGATGGCTTTCTTCTTCCGTTCTATGTAAACTTTATCCCCTTTTTCCAAATAGAAGGTTTCTTCTTCGTCTTGATGACGCATACCTCTATTGGAATAGGTTATTTGTCCCCCGAACTTCTCATCAATAATTTCTTCTCTTACCCCTTCCTCCTTCGGCTTGGCTTTGCCTGTCAGGGCGGTTCTATCATATTCTATCCATTTATATTTTCCTGTGAGGAAGTTCCATAATTTATCTATCTCACCTTGCGTCCATTCAGGTTGTCCGCTGTCTTTAGCTATTGAAGGCGGAAATTCAGACAAGATTGAATGAAATTCTTCCTTGGTCAATTTATTAGGCAGGGCGAATTTTTCGGAGAGGGCTTTGGCTAATTCCCTATCCACACTACCATCGCCATTATCATATCTATATCCATCGTGAAACTTTTTTTGACTCACGATTTCTAATATTTCTTCTTCACTCACCGCTTCCCTCGACAGAGTGCCTGTGCCTGAACATTTTCGACATTGAACCCAACCTAATTCAACAGCTGGTCTATCAGCAAAACTTCTTCCACCTTTACCACCGCATTCAGGACATACTTCCCTCTCCAGGGCAGAGGATGGCTCAATATATAAATCGCAAGGTCTGATACATTTTGAACACGTAAAATAATTGGTTCCTTCTTCAGTGGTAGTTATCGCAACGGGTTCTTGACAACAAGCACTTAACTTCACTTTAGACTCTTGCGATAGGGCAGAGGAGGCGAAGGAGAGGAGGGTTTGGAGGGCTTCCTCTAACTTTGCTTGGTCTTGAACACCGACTTCTTTATAAGATTTGATTATCGTTATCGCCTGCTCGATGTCAGTCTTGGTCATTTAGGGCTCCTTGTGTTTTCTACGCCAGCCATCCCGTCTTATGAAATATTCTTTTGTTATGTCGGGCGAAATCCCCGAAGGAATAAACTTATTATACTTACCCTTATCAACATCTTTATGGTGCGATAGAGTTCCCTTGCGAAACATTTTCATCACTCACTCCCCTCTCTCGCTATGGGCGGTCAACTACTTAATACCCTCTATTTTTCCTTGCCAGATTATTTTTCCGCCAGTCCCGTGGAGATACCATATTTTATCTACGGAGTTATAGGAAGGCACAATTCCTTTTTTCCATAGTTTTATTGCGGGCGAAAAATCATATTTGTATTTAATCTTCACGAAATCGGAGGTATAAGCCCCGACGCTGGCCCAGACGCTGGCCCAGACGCTGTCCCCGACGCTGTCCCCGACGCTGGCCCTGACGCTGTCCCTGACGCTGGCCCAGACGCTGGCCCAGACGCTGGCCCAGACGCTGTCCCCGACGCTGTCCCCGACGCTGGCCCTGACGCTGTCCCTGACGCTGGCCCAATTTTTTAACAACACTAAATCGGACTTCGTAACCGAGGTTATGTTTCTGTCCTTAAATGGGTTTATGATAGTCTGTATCTTCAATTCAGGAACAATGGTCTTGAAGTCCAGTTTCTCGCAGAAAGATTTAATTTTATCTGAATCGTCAATGGGATTATTTTTCTGGTCTATTGTAAAGACTTTAGTAAGGGGGTTGTATTCATACTTGTTTAACTTATCCTCTTTTTCCGACTTAAATCCGAAATAATCAGCGATAGAGGTGTGTGAATCGGCAGACTCATATTTTAATTCTTTCTTTAAAATCTTCTTGCGGAGTTTAGCGTCAAAGTAGAGGGGTTTACCATCCCCATTACTTACTAACGAAAAGAACTGGCACATCTAATTTCCCTCCTTTAATTTATCAATTTCGGTTACGAGAAAGATTTTCAACGCTTCAAGGTATAGGGTGTCGTGCTTGCTTAAATCTTTTTTTGCCGAGCGCAATTTTGCGGTAAGGTCATCCCAGTTCTTCTCGCCACTTATTTCGAGTATGCGCTCTTTGGCGAATTTAGCACGCGGATCGTCAGAATTTTGGTGCGTGTAATAATGGGCGCAAAACCATCCGCTATCATAATCCCATAAACTACCGCTCTCTCCGCAAACTGGACACTCCCTCATCCCTCTCTCCTTTCAATGTTAGCCCCTGTCTATTCTGAATAATTCCGGGTGTATATCTCTCTTGCTTTCGTTTAGGATGTGTAAGCCGACATTTGGATTAACACAGTTCCGTAGTATTTGGTCTTTCCGTTCCGTCAGGCTATATTTTGAAATATCAAAACCTTTACACTTCGTTAAATCTTCCTGTCTTACAAAATGCTCTTTCTTCTTTTCAAATATATCGGCTATATGAAAATTCGCCCAGAAGTAATGTCGTTGTATCTCCTGCGGAGGAATAAGCGGCTCATAGTAAGCTATAACATTTTCAACACACCATTTAGCCTTACAAAAATGTTTTAAGAATATTATTTCTTGATAAAGCGTCATATCTGGATAACGAGCTGGGATAGCCCCTCCGTTTTCAAGTTGTGCCGAATTATCTTTATACGGTGAGAGATGATTAGCTTTGTTAATCCGGGAGTGAGTAGGGCAGGGCGGCGAAGCCCATATAAAATCAAACTCTCCGAAATGCTCCAACAAATACTGATGAGCATCAGCCACTATAACCTTGTCGTTAGGAAAGAAGTCTTGATATATCTTGGCGATTTGGGGGTTTAATTCTACAGCAGTAACCTCCACATCAGTCCACAACTTGCGATTACCCCCAATACCGGCATAAAGATTAAGTATCTTCATCTCTCCTCCACCCCTGTCGTGTCAGGCATTATTCCAGTTCCTGTTTTAGCCACACCTTCAACGCTTCGAGATACAGGGTATCGTGTTTGTCCATATCTTTTTTAGCAGCACGTAGCCTTGCGGTCAGATCGTCCCACGTTTTCGCTCCTTTGATTTCAAGAATACGCTGCCGGGCGAATTTAGCACGTGGATCGTCCGAATTTTGATGGGTATAATAATGCGAGCAGAACCACCCCGCGCAAACGACATTATCCTCGTAATAGCGCAACCTCGGCTCATCCTGTTTGGATAAAATATGCATAATGCCTATCTGGTCGCAATTCGAACTCCAATGTATCTCGCAGATGTTCCCTCTCTTGCCACGAATATACTTGGAAAACAATTCATCGCACTCTTTCATTAACTTGCCCCGGACCGAAACGGATTTAATCTTACGAAATTTAGCCATTCTCCCATCCTTCCTCTGCAGGCGAGCCGAATATCTTCTGCGCCGCTTGGACGGACGAAGGGGTAGAAACTTTAACGACCTTAACCTCGCTTGACAGGCAAGCCTTGTTGTTGCGCGAGAGGAGTTCAGCAAGGGTGATTTTGCCTGCGCGGAATAAAGACCAATTCTCTTTTACGAGGGTGTGGTTATCGGTCATTTTTCCTTATATCCTTCCCCTTTAAGATAGTGGGTTATACACCCGTGAAAATAGCCATAGAGATTATCCGGCTTATGTCCTACGGCAGAATCCAGGAGTTCCCGAAATTTATCCTCACACTTCTGCGGATCAAGGCAACCTATCTTCCTTTCCATCCCGGCACAGAACATATTAAGCAAACTGTTGGTTTCCTTAAAACCCTTGTCTTTAAGGTAGGTGTAGTGTTTATACTTACAATCCAGTTTTTGGTTCCGTAAAGCCTCTTTGTGAAGGTCGGTATTACCGTCGTTCTTTTTATCTTTATCTACGTCTACATCTGTATCTGATTCTGTATCTGATTGGGAACGTAACCCTTTTTTGTAACCTTTACGTGTAACCCTATAAGGTAACTGTCTTTCGTATTCACTCTGGTAATGTTTCCAGTTCACTATCGTTATAACCCTATTATCATCAATAGTTATGATGTTCATTGAAGCCAGTTTTTTCTCTGATTTCCTTATGATTTCAAGGGGAGTTTTTAGGATGTCACTTAATTGCTCTTGGGTATATCCTATGTTTTTTGCGATACAAACCTTACCCCGAATGGGTGAAATCTCGGCAAGATCAAGGTAGTCGTCCAAAACCGAGCGTTCCTCTGGTAGTAACTTACGCTTGGAACATTCGCCATCACCATTTTTCCCATAGATGTTCATTTTAGACCAGGATTTACGCCAAGCCATAATGCCCCCTAAAATTAAGAGTCCGGCTGGGTAGACGGATGGATATAAATTCTTTTTCCGTTTTTATGCCTTTAGTTAGATTGCATTTTGGACACGATATATCGAGATTATTCTTTTCATTCGTGCCTCCTCGCGATAAAGGCGTTTTGTGTTCAAGATGGTCTTTACCGAACAAAATAGGTAATTCACAAAGATAACAAGTAAGAGTTCCATGTTTCTTGATATTATCTTCGTAGACTTGCTGAATAATACCAATCGATATATATCCTGCACCTCTCCTCATAGCATGATTTTTTATACGCCAGATTTTAACCTTATCTTTGTTTTTTAGTTTCCATAAATTCTGGTATCGTGTTTTCATTGCCCTATTCTTTTTTAACCATTTTTGGGCAGATGATTTTTTTCCTTCCACTCGCCCATTTTCTGATAGATATGCCTTGAATCTTCCTTTTATATCTCTTAAAATTGAATCGCCTGCGGCAGATGACGGATCACCTTTTGACTTCGGGGGAAGACCGCAAGCGAAATTTAGACATAAAAATTCCTCGGGTTTTTGTTCCGAGGTTTCTCGGTGATACTTTGCCATCTTTACCTTCCCCCTTTTGTTGTGCCTATAACTTACCACTTTGCCCTTGCCGTGTCAAGTGTTTTTTACAGGCGATAATATACGAGCCGGATTTATTTTCCCTCAAACGAAAACTCTCTTAATTCTATAAGGCATTTTTTACCTAAACACTTCAAGGTTAATAATTCGTAATCTGTTTTTGATTGTGCTTCTTGGATGGTTTTAATTCCATTGCTAATTAAGGCGTTTCTTAACCGGACGCTTATTTTATCCATGGGGTCCAGGCTGTCATGTTTTCTTAATTTACGCAATATGATCGCTTCAATTTGCCTTATCCGTTCAGGGCAAACCTTGAAGTGAGTCGCCACTTTTCTTAAAGATAATCCTTGTAATCGCATTTTATAGATTTCTTTTTCCCTATCGCTTAAAATATTAGGTATTTTTACCGCCCCTATTCTCATTTAGCCACCTCAAACGAAAATTCCTTTTGCACTTCCGCCACGATACCTTCCCCGAACTCCTTTTCTATCGCCTCGGAGAGCGTGTCCAATGCCTTTTTTTGCGCCCACAATGCCGCGTACGAGGCTAAAAGGCTGTCCTTTGCCTCCTGCGCCGTAGATGGGATATAAGCCCCGTAAGGCGGCCTACGCGAACAGGAGATAATTTTGCCTTCCAGCCGGAGATCCTCAACCGCCGAAGCAACCTCACGCCAACTTATCCCGAACTCCTGGGCTATAACATCGAACTTGATAGCGCTCTCGCGACCAAGAGCATGAACTTTAAGGTATTCATAAATCTTTTCATTCATATTATCTCCTTTTGGTGGCAGGACGGGTCTGATTACCCGTATCTCTGATGCTAGGGCATCAGAATCCTGATTTGAACGACCCGCCATAATGTTCATCAGAAGGGCAGAATCTGCCCGGACTTGTCTTTGCCATCGTCAATCTCGGCCTCGGTAATATCTACCGTGATCTTGGGCCCGTTTGCCACGATGCTTTCGAGTTTTTGGTATTCGCCGTCATCAGCCCAGACGGTTGTTACCCTCATGCCTTTTAATTCGTCAAGATCGAAGTCCATATCCGGTACGGCATTTTCTATGAGGTTCATTAGATATTTCGTGTAAAGATTGGACTGCGATCCGACGTTGAATTTCATCCACCTCGAAAAGTGCTTGTAGGTGCAACCATCCAGGTCGAAAGCAAACCTTACGCCGGGGAAGATGTTATCTTTTCCAACCACCCCGGTTTCAGGGTTAGTATAACCTTTCCAATTCCTCTTCTCGTCATACTGGACTTCGTGGATTATCCCGTTTACTGGTATTCCCGTGGGAACCTTCTCATATTCGAGCTTGGGGGGGCGCATGGTGTTTATATCTCCTTTTTTAATGAAAACCGATGATGGCACTTCGGACATTCGATCTGTGCCTTTAGGATTTCAGCAAGCCGTTCCTTTTCTTGACGCTCCGCTTCTGTCTTTGCCCGTTCTTTTTCCTTTTCAGCTTTTGCTTTTTTCTCGGCGACCTCCTTTTCTTTTTCGACTTTGGCGCGCTCTAATGCTAACGCTAGCTCCCTTTTCTCCCTTTCGGCACGAGCCATATCTTCAATGGCTTTTCGCTCGGCTTCCGCTTTAGCGCGTTCGTTGGCAAGTTTTTTCTCCTGTTCTTTGCGATCAGCCTCAGTCTTTGCGCGTTCTTTAGCTAATACTGCTTCTCGTTTCTCGAACTCAGCTTTGATTTCCTTTTCACGTTGGATAGACTCGGCTTTGAGCTTTTCGTTTTCGATATTAGCTTTTTCCAACGCTTCCGCATCAGCCTTTTCCTTAGCTATCCTTTCGTCTTCAATGCGCTTTTCTATCTCAAGGCGCATGGACTCCCTTTTCGCTTCTTCTTGTATCTCGACGAATTTCTCCTGGCGTTCGAGATATTCCTCGATAGGGACGATAAGAGCTTTTAAGACGTTGGCTATACCATCAATAGCCTTGCCTTCCCGTAAAGCCTGTTCTTTAAGCTCTTTCCGCGCCGCTTCTACTGCGATCCGTTTTTCTCTTAAAAACAACCTACCAGCCCGGGCCATCTGCATTTCGGCCTTCTGGTCCGGCTTGGTTACTATGATAGCCCTCGCTTTTATCGTCCATTCATCGGCCATATCAAAATACTCGGTAAACTTCTCAAGGATGAATTTTGCCTTTGTAGGTTCAAGGTTGCTTTCCTTTACAATTACCGCCAACTGATTTTCCTTTTCCATCAGATTTTCCTTATCCTTTCTGTTGTTTTGTCGAGTTCTTTGCAGAATACTTCAAGTTCTACCATTAGAGCCTTGATAAATTTCTCATCCCTTTCCACCCTTATAAGCAAAGGTTTAATCCCCGGGTAGAAAGAGAAGAAGTCAACCCACTTCCTTCCGGTAACGAGAAGTTGCCCCTGGACCTGTTGAAAATACTCGGTAGGAAGCCCGCCATCGAGAAGATATCCTACGTGGACGGCTGATCCTGGGCATTTAATTTCCAGCGACTTATCCTTGCTTATTAACCCATCAGGACTACAACCGTAGAGTTTATTCTCGTCGGGATAGCAGACCCCGACAATATCAACCTCGTTGCCTGTCATTAACTCGTACATCGCCCGGGCTTCGGCCTCCATTTCGGTCCCGCGCTGCATGGCTGCGTTCTGGTAGGTTTCTTCTTTAACCCCGGTGATCCTTTCAGCGGCCAGCTGATACATGTACTTCAGCGCTTGCTTGCTCGGTTCGCCTTTCGTGGTGACAATTCTATCAAACCCCGAGGCGGTTGGTATCCCAAGCCGAGCCGTGTTCCATTCAGGCGAGCCTTGGATCACATCTACGACGATCATTTTACCACCTTCGCGTTGAGCATCGTTATCGCCTGCTGGAATTTATCTTTAGGCAGGTTCATAACTTCCTCGATCTTGAAAGCCTTACAGAACTTCTTTACATCGACCTGTTTTAAGGCGATCAAGTCCTCGATCTGTTTATTCTGCGTATCATCGATAGACTCGACCACGCCGGCGCCGTCGTCATCGCTATCGAAAGTAGCTAACCCGCACAAAGCTAAAAGGCTATATCTTTCCAAATACGAAAGTGTGCTACCAATAGCTTGTATACTATTCTTACTTCCGGAAGTATCTGCCGCCGCTGTCAGGGTAGTTTCCTCGCTGTGGCCTTTTACGTGGGTTATCTTGCAGGTTACCGAGATCGTGCCGTTCTGCTTGACCGACCAGGATGCCGACAAACCGTATTTGCTCAACTCGCCATTTATCTTCTCGGTTACATTGGCGAGTGAGGCATGGTTATACGATGTCTTTCCTGCCGAAGTATTAAATGATACTTTTTTGTCTTTGTCTATCTTCGGTGGATGCGCCTTGAACTCCGACATCGCCTTGTTGTAGGCTTTGTTGGCTTCCATCGCGTCATAGCGCTCCTGAAGTGTTAAAAGCTTCTCTAATTTTTCGAGGTCGGCGCCTTTCGATATCGCCAACTCTATCAAGGCTGACGGGCTGACCTTTACCTCAACCTTTTCTGCCACCACTACATCTTTTGCCATTACCCTCTCCTTTTTTTACCTTCTGAACATTACCGGCCTATCGTCCGGGTGCCTCGTATCTTCCATTTTTTGCGTGACGGCCGTATCGTAGCAGCCATCACAAAGTTCGCTGGTTTCCCCTACTGGTTTGCCGCAGTCGCAGGTAATTCCTCTTCCCTCGCAGGTAAGGCAGACATCTTTCTCTACGTCATCCTCTCCGAGCCGGACCATAACCCAACCTTTGCCGTGGCAATCATTACACTTGCTCATTTTACCTCCTTCACGTTTACGGTTAATATACCCTCGTTAAGCGACCCACTTGGACTAATCGCCTTAAAAGCTGCCGGAGATAAATCGATTCGCGTCTTCGCAAATCTTTTCCCGATCCTGTCGGTAACACATACGATGACACTTCTGCGAGGGTCCTGTCGAGAGATAATAAGTACTCTCGTTCCGAGTGGGAACAGGCGCGTAGCACATGTAAAAACCTCGTCTTTGAAGATTGATCCATCCGCACACCTCCCGTGGGTTATATTCCATTGACCGTCCCGGTGAAGGCTTTCTACACTATACCAGGTTGCCTTTAGGGTTATGGTGGCATAACAGGTATTTATCGCCAGAACCATAGCTGCGCTCATAACGGCGAGGTAAAATGCCTTATTTTTGGGCATTACCCGACCGCTTTCCGCCATAAGGACTGTAAGGATGAAGCGAACACTCAGTTACGTCACATTCATTACTTTCGCCCATTCCGTTGCAGTCGTAGCATTTTGCCTTGATTGCTTGCCTCTGCGTAAGGCGATTTCCGGTAAGATGCCTTATAATTTCGGTTCTTCCGGCTCGATGTTTTCCTGTCTGCGCACTTTCAAGCATGCTCATTTAATTATCTCTGAAACTTCCATCGCGGGTTTGGCCTTAACCTCGGTCCTCTTGCCGCGGGTGCCGAATCCTGCCTTCCAGCGGGCAACGGCTTCCTTTACGATAATATCTATCGTTGTAGGCCCGCGCTTGGGATCTAATACCTGAATAAGTTCGTCCTTATGTAGTATTTGAAAGTTCTTAATGCCTGCCGCTTTCGCCTGCGCCTTAAGGCTGGCTACCGTTATAACTACGGCATCTGCCGGCGCACCAGCCACACGCGCCGCAACCTCGTCCTTCTTGACCTTTTTATCAAGGCCATGCTTTTTGTAGATTTCCTGGGTGATTTTCTTGCTGCGGGTTCTATCTGCCGGCGACATCTTTAATCTCCTTTATTGTTTTTACCTTCGACCATTCTTTTCCGCATCTACGGCACCAGTACTTCTTATTCGTTCTGGTGTATTGCACATTTTGACTTCCACATTCCGGGCACTTTGGTATCTGCATGGTTTCCTCCTTTCTGTAAAAAGAGTATACCACACTCACAAAGTATGTCAAGCTTTATTTTGGATTTATTTTTGGAAGGTTATTTCAGGCAGGACTTACAACTTAAATCTTAAAACGGAATCCCCATGTCTTCGCACTCTTTTATCAGTTCAGGGAATTTATCAAGTATGGAAACCTGATAATCCTCTTTTCCCTCGAAATCCACAAACTCGACTTCTTCTTTGGCCTGTTCGATAAGCTCTTTCCAGGAGTCGCCGCCGAGGACGATGGCAACCATATTCTCCACACCTTTGATAGACCAATAATTGCCTTTTCCATCGCTACAAACTCCGCGATATTTTATCTTATCTTTATGTTTAGGATCAATTTTAATTCTGACATAATTTTCTTCTCCCTCTGCAGAATATAATGGCATAGCGAGCATATAGCGGTAGGGCATATCTACCTTAACTTCTTCGCCACTTCCGATTTTATAAACTACTTCATCAAAATTCTTGATCCAAGAAGAATAACCTATTGTAAGAGGAAGCGCTCCTCTTGCACAAAAATCTATAAGATAGTCTTTTCCTGCTTTCGTAATCTTTTCTTCGGTTGACATACAGCCTTGATACTGAAGGGCATTAAGGATGGGAGATAATTTCTTGATTGTATTTTCTATATATTTAGGGAATTTACCATTCGTGCAAAGATAAGGTCCCTTTTTCCATTCCAGGCCCCACGTATGGGATTCCGCTAAACCGAACTTCCCGAAAAATCCATCCATCCCGATTTCTACGGAATCCCCTATCGCGTGCTCTACTATAAATTTTTGCGTGTCTTTAAATGGCGGACCAAGTTCATGCCGTATCTCGTCAAAAGTTCCTTCGAGTATCTCATCTTTATAGTCCTCCAAGTGCGTCGTTTCAAATGTCCCCCGATATTTATCTATTTTTGCATAAATATCTGGATGCTTTTTGCTGTATTCCTCAAGTTCATTTACACCATGAACTACTTTATAATCTCCCTCATTCGTTCCATTCTCTTTACCTACATCAAGGCCGATTTTTGCTAATATCTTCTTGAAACCTACTCGATCATCTTCTAACCGAACACCCAGACCCGATCCAAATATACTTTTCTTAGACCAGAACGGATCATCACGCAAATATGAAATTAAATCTTGGTTGGCACTATCGAAATTACAGATGCAATCAATCTCGTCCTTATGCTCCGTCATAAAATCAAAAAGATATGGAACTCTCTCAAGGTGTTCAAAATCCCTGCCGGGAGCAATATCTTCAAGAAGGGGAAAGCTTTTTTCGCTCGATGTATAATACCAGCACTTATTTTTTCCGTTATTGGAAAGAGCATTCGCCTGACTAATAAATTGTCCAGCATCTATTATTAAAAAGTTTTTAGATTCCATAGTTGACAATACCTTTTTTGTATGATATATTATTATTGCTTAAAGGAAACAGATTTATTATGCCTAAAATCTGCCGCCGTAGGTGTGGAAACTTAACTGTTTCCTTTAAGCCACCGAAAGCGGCTTTAATTTTGGAGGTAAAATGGCTGGATATATACATACAAAGGAATGGAGAAAACAGCAGTCCATAAGAACAATAGAGCATCATAAAAAATATGGACATCCTTGCTTGGGAAGAAAACATAGCAAGGCTTCTAAGAAGAAAATGTCTATTGCTCATAGTAAATTGATTGGACCATTGAATCCTAAGTTTATAGGACGATATCCTGATGGAAGAGAGGGATATATTATTATTCAACTTGGGAAAAAGCAAGTTAGAGAGCATCGTCTTGTAATGGAAAAGCATATTGGACGATCTCTTCTTTCTACCGAAATAGTTCATCATATTAACGAAAATCGTTCCGATAATCGTATCGAAAATCTTAAAATAATTTCTCGCGCTGAACACGCAAGAATTCATAGACCTACAGATTATCGATAGAAAGGTATTTTTGTTCATCAGCTTAGCAGTATTATCCTTTTAAGCAAAAAACATATCCTTAACAATAAGACGATGATTACAATAAGCAAAAAGATAATCATCTTATCCCTTTCTGTGCGGCTTCCTCTATCGCATCAAACATAGATTTTATCATTCTGTCGGGATTATTCATCCAGTTGACGGATTTCAAGACCGCTTCCCGGCCCACGCCGAGGGCTATTAAGCGCGGATCACCAGCCAAGATGCCTCCAGCTATCTCACCTCTTGAGAATAAGTCATAAAGGGGATGCGGTTGTCCTTTTTGCTTCATACCGGATATAACGCTTCGGTTGATATCCTTTTCTATCGTCGATAAAGCCCCATATTGGAGTTTTAAGGGCTTATATTGTTCTCCGGTAGCTTTTGTTATCATATCGTCTAATTCGGTTCTCATAGCCTTCGCAACAGAGCCATCAACCTGCGCTCTTGCCTTCTCTACCCTTCCGGTATAATAACCATCAAGGCTATAATTCATCTCCTTGATCCGTTGCTGTATTACCAACGGGTCCTGCCCTCTCAATTCCTCGATTTCAGGGATGAGGTTCTTGGCATAGAGCCTTGTCTGGGGAGTATAGCCTTTGTTCTTTGATACGGTTTTCAGGTTTTCCGTGATATTATAAGGGTTAAAATATGCCCCTTTATCTTTCGCTTGTTTAGCAAGAGCGTCATATTGGTTAAAAATCTGTTCTTTGGTATTGGCAATCGCATTGGCGAAGTCCACCCTGTTTTCGGGAAGCTTAACAACAGAATCGCCCATATCATCAACCAACCCGAGATTATCCTTGTTGGCATAGATAATTTTAACCGCATCTCGGGCACTGCTCTGGTATTTCTGGACTTGGCCGATATTTCCCTTTACTCCTGCGGGTTTCGCTACTCTCATTATCGTTTGATCGATAGCCTTATCAACATCCTTAGCCGATACTACTTTGGGGAACATGCTTTCTTTAGCTTTAACCGCCATTTCTCCGACAGGCTTAACAACTTTTCCTATCACTTCCCCAGCTTTACCTACTGCCTGTTTTGTTTCAGCAGAAATCATCGGTTTACCTTCAGCGGTGCTAAAGGTTTTGCCTATAATAGCGCCGATAGTGGCATTCCAAGCAGTATCTCCTAAATTTCCCCCCTGTTCCATAGAACCGCCAGCCCCATACATAGCGCCCATGACTGGTTGTGCTCCGGGAATAACCGTAGCAGCCGCTTTAAGACCTGTTCCTACGGCCTGCTTGACAGTCTTCGGAGCATTGACAATTTCCCCTGTTACGGGATTTTTAGTCGAAGGAAATGACGTAGGACTCCACGGAGCTTTTCCCTTCATTATATTTTCTTCTACTCCCGCCATTCCCCTTATCGTATTTTCAGCAGTTTTATAAAGAGGATTGAAAGCCTGTTTTGCGACATCGACCACCCCTTTAC